GGGGCAATTAAAAGATGAGCAGTTTAGAACTCATGCTCAGGAGTCTTATCTCAGGAATAACTTAGCAATTAAGCCAAGTGCTTATCAGAGATAAATTATTTAGTTGTGCTTACCATAGCAAGGCGTCTTGCGCCATTTGCTAATTGTAAGGATACTCTAGTGGTCTTAGAGTTGATAGGTGAGAACTTTACAATTCTACCTGTGATACCTGTTTTGCTTGTGGTGAATAAATCACCTAGTTGGTATGTGTATCCGCCTAGTGTCATGATTTTCCTTTTCTGTTGTGGTGGTTTGTTATATTAAGTATAACATTTTTGGGGGGGCAAGTCAAGAACCCCCCCAATACTATTAGAGATAACGAGCAATAGCGTTATATGTGCTAGTGCTAACTGTTTCCTCGTCGGTCATTTTAAGGATACGGATAGCGTTTTCCATTTCCTCTTTCTGCTCACGATAGGTGTGGATATGAAGTTGCTCAAAAGAACGCTCAGGCTCTTTAGGGAACTCGCCTTCCTTAACTGATAAATCAAAATCAACATTAAGGTTAGAAGTCCATTGACGATAATTAGTTCTAAGGTTTTCTGCCTTAGAAATGTTAGCGATAGCATAAGTAAATAATTCTTTTTTCCAAGCGTCTAGTGAGGTTTGGAACTTTGCTTCGTTCTCGTCTTGTGTTTTATAGTTAGCCTCTAGTTCTGCTAACCTTGTTTCTAAGGCTTTGATAACCTTAGCAGTAGCGATTTTTACGCTGATGGGTTTGCTTCTTGCCATTTGGTTTGTTTCCGTTTCTGTTGGTGGGTTTGATGGGGGTATTAAGTTGAGCAGTTTCTCGTCATGCTCAGGACTTTAGCCACTAGGCTAAGATTAAGCGTTCTTTGCTGTCCAAGTTGTCCAGCGAGTTGAGCCATTAACATCTAACTTAACTCTAACTGTGTTCTTGTTAGTTGGCACAATTTCGGTAATAGTTCCTACTACCTTTGATTTTTGTGATGTGTAGGTGTCGCCTACCTTGTATGTTGCGTTTGATACGGACATGGTTCTCCTTCTTGTTAGTTTGGCTTACTACCTAAGAATAACATTATTTCGTCAAAAATACAAGTTATATTTCTAATAATCTCATATTTTGAGATATGATATCTGTGATGTATCTCACACCAGCGTATTGAAACGGACAAAACGGACATTTAGTGTCCTAGACCAGCAAACACAAAATAGATAAAGATAAGTGATAATACTATTAGTATCTCCATATGCCCCTTATTTCTTAGATGATGAAAAGACTATGTCGCTCTTAGAGTATACACACAAACCGCAAGATACGCAAGCCGAGCCAGCGCTTGAGATAAGTGGAATGGCTTTTAGGTTTTCAGGGCACTTAGCACCAGGTCGATTAAATAACTCCTTCATATCTGCCTGACCTATTGCAAAATTCTGTGCAAGGTATGCAAGGCGTATCCCATGATCTTTCTTTAAACTAACGCCTATCTGCTTATTCTCGCTGTCTGTTGAATAGTATAAGGATAGATTAGGAATATCCTTTAGCATTACCGCTGCAGGCTGTACCCTTGTATATACCCAGAATTTTATATCTGTATTGTTAAGGATGATTTGTTTCCATGCTTTGGTGTACGTGTCATTAAAGAAATCACCGTCCCAATGAATACGAAATAACAATGACGCATTTTTCTTTTCACAATCTTTTTTAAAATCATTAATCATATTCTGCAATAGATCAATCATAGTCGATTCGTCAGCGTCTTTTAATAATTCCCAATTATGTATTAGGTTTGCCTTTACGGCTTTGTAGAGTTTTTCAAGTTTTCCTGCGTAGCAAACACTTTCACAAACACTAGTGGCACCAGGGCATGAATAATTCTTTCCAGCGGGAAGACCGAACGTGTTTGCAATTGCGGCTTGCTTTCCATTTTTTGTGACAAGATTAGCAACCTTTCTGTCAAATGATCTTTTTAATTGTGGTGTTGTCATATAAATATTTTAGCAGAATGTGAAGAAAATATCAAGTGTACGTAAGGTACAAAACGGACAAATCGGGCAGGGCCGGGCACCCCTTACTTCAACATCATTAAATCAAATTGTTGATATTCAGCAGCCTCAATAGTATCTCTTTCACCAAAATCATTTATAATTTCTAAAGTGTATCCATCGGCTAATGAAATTATTTCAGTAATAGAAACAACCTCATCATCAACAAGAATGTTATCGTCAACCATTAACTGTCCTGCAGTTAATACATCAACCTTATAGTAATCCATAATTAGAATAATATCATCATTTTCTAATGTTTTCATTGTTCCTCAATTTCTGCTAGGGTTTCCCATAGGATAGGTTCTAGAATTTTTGCAACTGCGTCTAACTTATCTTGCAAGTCTTTACTCATATTAGTCCTCATCTACTGGGTCAATAAACCAATGCAGGTGGTGTCCATCAACAATAAACTTCGCTGGTGCTTCTGACTTACCACGCCAAGTAATCTGAAAGTCATTTACTTTTGGCAGGGTAATCATGCGGTCATAGTCCTCATCATAGTATGCGTCAATAGCATCTATGCAGGGTTTAACCATTTCAGAAGGAACGGGTGGGTAATGATTACCACGCAAGTGATAAAGTATTTGAGTTTCTAAATCTAATACGGAATCTTTAATTCCAATTGCTGTTATGCTTCCCATTATTTAATTACGACCTCTCCGTTAGTGTAGAAGGTTTTAGTATACATCTTACCTGTTGGGTCTGACAAGTTATAGGTTGCGTATTCTTTAGCAAAGCCATAGTCTACGCATTTATCCCAAGCCCTAACTGCTTCTAGCATATCGCTAACTCGCAGGGTATTGATTAACTCTCCATCATATGAAGTAGTAAGTGAATAAGTATATTCTTTATCCATTATAGTCCTTTCCATTCCATTATTTCATCAGCAGATATAGCGTAAGGATTACACTCGCAAACTTCACTATCAAAGTCTACATTATTTCCTGAATATAACCAACCATAGCCATAGCATAGGTCATGCTCTAATATATCCATTAGTGCTTCTTTTACTTTTCCCATTTTGCCTTCTTTCTTTATATCTTTATCCTAGCAGATACAACTGACAAAATCCAATTAGACGCCTTAATCTGGGAAATCTGGGGTGTGATCTTAACCACACGTAAAGGCTATTGGTTGCGACACGCCGTCAGCGCCGGGTTTTTCGAACAAATGTTTGAGCAGTTTTTATTCTTGCTCAGGAATTTTTATTTATACTTTAAATGCTTTACGCAATTCATTTCGCAATCTGCGAATTTCTTTTTGTTGTGCAATATTTTGTTTCCAAAATAAACCCATAACAGTTAAGCAACCAGTTAGCGCAATAATTATTGCAATCACATCTAAATTAGTTATCATTGTTTTACTCCTTCCACATTTCAGAGCCAACAGGAACTAAACCAATTTCATCAATACCGCAAGCCTTTTCAAATCTTGCGAAATCAAAGTTTTCATTATCTGATTTGAACCACTCAGCAAACTCTTGAACTAAATCCTCATAGGTAGTTTGTGGAACTTCATCTACAAATCCAGCCAAGATGTTTGCGGTTTTGATATAGTCTTTTCTAGTCATCATTAGTCGTTCTCCTTAGTGGTAAATAAAGTGCCTAGTGCAAAGTTTTCACATTCGCACTTTTCTACATCATAGGCAAGGTTATCTCCCCAAAAGATATAACCTGCGCCATTACATTCATCACACTTAAAAGTCATTACGCTACTAATCATTATGCTAACGCCTTTCCTCTAAGTGTGCCACGAACGCCTAACACATCACAAGCAATTTTTACAGATACGCCAACAGGTAATTGATTTGGGTAAGTGTTTATGAATTGAGCAACCGCACCCTGAGAAGGTAGGTTGATATTTTTTACAGCACCATTAAAGGTTTCTAGTTTTACAGTATAAGTCATTTCTGACCACCTTTCGTTTTTGTTTGAGTTATTATTCTATCAGTTATCGCTGACATTTTCTAATTGTAGGGGGTGTGTTGGAGTGTGAGTTGCCTCACATCTCCTTGATATTGGCCTCATGGTAGGCAAGGGTTATCGCCTCGCCATACTCGGCTACTAGGTCGGTATAGACCTCATCTAGATAGTTAAGATAATCAGACATTACTCACCAGCCTTAACTGCGATATTTCGGTAAGTATATTTGCCCGTATCGCTACGAACCTGAACCAAATATCCTTCAGCATTTTCATACCAGACATTAGATTTATCTGCGGAGATAATCTCACCACGCAAAGTTTTAGAGTTATAGATTTTACCAATTAGTAAATCTTCTATTGTGTATAAGTTAGCCATTGTTAGCCACTTCCTTTCGTTATTTTCTTACTCCGTAAGTCTATCAGAACTAACAGACATTTACAACCTACTAGCCAGTAATTCCAAATAATGAGACGCTCAGATCGTGTGAGAAAAATCACATCGTACGTAAGTTATCCACAGCCTGTGTACGACACGCCAGGTGCGCCGGGTTTTTTATTGCAATTTATTTTTATGTTTTGTTTTTCTTGAATATTTTTTTTTATTTGGAATTGGAGTCGCAGCATTACTACGACGCAATTCTTGAATACGAATAATTTTGTTTTTTATTTCTTTTAACATTTTTATTCCCAACAATTAGAGCAAGTAATTATATCTTGCTCATCAAAAAATTTACTAGAAACTTTTTCATTACATAGACGACAATTAAGAGTTATCATTTACTTACCTACCTTCCATGAAGACCAATATGACATGATGTCATTGTCCTCAATATAGTGAGAATAAATATTGCTTTCGCAATTCTCACAGAAGGTATATTTCATATCCTCATGGATAGAGATAGCATTTTTATTAGGTGTATGCTTACACACTTTATTTATAACTGAATTCATTTGAATTCCTTTCTAAGTTTGAGAACCTTTCTCAACTTTCTTTATACTAGAAGTATAACAGGCACCACTGACATTTACTCACCAGTAAGTAGGACAAAACGGACATCGTGTCGTGTGAATTAAATCACATTTGTAGAGACACACCCGATAGCGCCGGGGTACATGTCCGATATGTCCGAATTGTCGTGTGGTGTATCTCACTAATTACATGCATGTTATTAACGGCGTGTCGTGTTGACTTTTGGGCTTATCCCTGCTATAATTCCATTATAGAAAATTAAATATAGAATTATTTAGGGGCGTGAGCCTAGCAAGTAAATGTGAGACAAATCACAGTGAGCCTAGCAAATAACCCCCCTAAATTGTCAGACCCCCCTGCTAGAATTGCAGGTATAGAAAGAAAGTCTCTTGAAAGGAGAACTACAAATGATAAACAATAACCCTAACAATCCCCTTATTTCGGATATTAGAAAAGCCCAACAGGCTCGCTATGATAGAGAGGATAAGTCTTTACTTGACGCACTAAGTCAGGCTAACGCTTATCTATCTGCTCAATACAATTTAGATGAGGAGGTTAAGTAGTTATGGAACTATTTTTAGACTTAGATGGTTTTGGTTTATATGCCGAGAGCATTGCCTTAGCAGTAGAGATACCAACATGGTTGTTGGTTGGCACTATTGCGTTTGCTTATTCAATTAGATTGATTAGGAGAGATAAGTGATACCAGTAAAACTAACAACAATTAACGGCTCGGTGGCAGATATGCCATTTGCAAGCAAAGAAAAAATACTAGAGTTTATTGATCAATACTCTAACGCATTACCAATTGGCACAGCAGTAAACATTGACGCACCGCTAGTTGGTATTCATTCAGGTTGGATACAAGGACGCAAAAGTGTCTGAGTATTCTGCTGAACAACTAAGACGCAAGGCGCACCTAGACAATGGTGGCAGCCTTGCAGACTATGATAGGGCGCACTACCCAGAGTAGTGTGCTCACTAATTTTTTTGATTTTATTTTTTTTAAACATGTATCGTACATCTGAGAAAAATATTCAGATTTTGTAAAAATGAAAATTTTTTCAGATTTTCAGGGTATAGGGTATAATCAATATATGTGCCAACACGTATATAGATACACAGGTTCTGGGCTATGCGGATATTGTGGTTTGTCAACTAACGATCCTGACTGGAACCAGGTAAATAAAAAATATTTCGAGTACAAGGAAAAAGTCGGGTATTTCTACAACACCAATACCTGGTGGTCAATATAGTATATAATAATCACATGGCTATACTAGATAACATAGATAATCCTTCATATCCAGAATCCTGGAGTAGACAAACCCCTAAAGGCTATGACCCATACTCTAATAACGAAAAAGTTATAAACAATGGTTTGGCATTAAAAGTTTTTGAAGAAGAGGTTTGTGATCATTGTTCTTGCAAAACCACGGTAGTTAATAATCTCCTGGAATCTCAAACCTCATTTGAAGAATAATCAATATGCAGGTATGTTTAAAGACTGCTACGTAGATCAAGAATGGGTTGGTTGTAGCGGAAGTTATGATCATTCAGATAGAGGTTTGTTAATTCTTGCAATTTTGGCGGGAGTTGCAATTATCCACTGGTACTTTAAAAAATAAATTTACTACATATGGTAAAATAAAGATATGACCAATAAATTTGACAAATGCTATTTTTGTGAAGAAGAGAGCCTTTACCTACAGCCATATGAATATAAGATAGTTAATGTATGTAAAAAACATTTTAGTATGGCGCTATCCTCATGACCCAATATAAGGTTTTTGATGAAGCAATAGTTTTGACGGTAAAGACAAAGAGACCTGAAAAGTGGCTATTAGTAGATAGAGAAACTGGACAAGTGTATCAGGGAAATCCCAAAGGACACTGGGACAGACTTGACCCAGTAGTAAAAAATAATACAATAAATTAATAAAAGTATGAGGTTTCACTGGATGTTAAAGGGGTCATACTCCTCTGCCAATATTTTAAACACAGTCAATAGTATTGGCCATGGTAGATATGAATCAGTTTTACTGCCGTTTCAATTAAATAACAATGAGCCTATGGTTTCGGCAATATTCTTAGCAAATAGTTTTCCAGATCAAAGATTTATGATAGCGGTAAGACCATATACAATTTCTGCTAGATATCTATCAATGGTAGCGCAAACATTTTTAGATTATTTTAAAAATAAGTTAATTATTAATTTTGTTGCTGGAACAAGTGATGATGAATATAAAATGTTTACAAACAAAACTGCTAGCCATCAAAAAAGAAAAAACGAGTCATATGAATACATTAAATCATTTGTCCAAGACTTAAATGGAGGTTCATATTCTGATATTGCTATTAGCGGTGCTAGTGAATATGCTGTTAACTCCTGTTCTGAATTTTCAGCAATAAACATAGCGCTTATGGAAGATATTGATAAACTAAATAAACATAACAGAATAATACTTAGGGTTTCAATAGGGGTTGATGTTGATCAGTCTAGGATAATTGAAAATAGAGAGTTAAAGAACTCTATATGTGGTACAGAAGAATATATACTTAATAAAATTAAAGAACTTGAATTAATGGGGGTTACCGACTTATTAATTTCAAATACGTATGCAAACCCTAAAGACTCAAATAAGACACATGCCCTAGTTGACAAGTATAGGTCTTTAAAGTGGCATAAATAAAAAAGTGTAGTATAATATACTTATGAGCGAAATTGAAACCCCTGCTGACCCTGGCCAATGTTGTAACAAGTGTGTGTGTGAAGTCCTACATTCATCTGTTCCACCAGTTGAACTTGAATAATTAAATTACTTAATTATCTCTTTTTCAACTAACTTACTATAAATATTATTCATCATGTAATTAATGGTCTGCGTGCTTTTTGCAATAGAATCTTCTACTTCAGCCTCAGCCATACCATTTTGCTTACAAATCTCACGGTTGTCATTTTGTAGTGACTCAACCATTAATGTTACGATTTCTTCTCTGTTCATTTCAACCCCCTAAGTTGTTTTAATTAATTGTATCAGAAAACCTTATAACTTGCAACTTTTATCTGTACTTTTTACAAACCGTTATAACTCCATATGTACAAGTTAAAATAATAACAAACCATAAAATTTCCATATCCCATTATAGCCTATATCGATCTATAACACATACTTATTCCATAGCGTATGCGTAGCATACGTATTAGGAGATATGAGGTTTGTTATCTCATTTTCGGCTTTTGCTTTATTCCCGCCAAAATTTAAATAAATAATGTTATAATTGGATTCATGACAACTGAAGACTGGGCACAATTAATTTTAACTATATTGTCCATATTTACAATTGTTGGCGTTGGCGTAAGATGGGTTATTAAAAATTACGTTAAAGATATTCTCGCCGAAATGAGGCCCAACGGAGGCTCCTCGATCAAGGACCAAATTACAGGATTAGAAATGAAGACTGAAAAAATTTTTGATTTAATGATCGAACATTTAAAAGATCACTCTAAGTAACTATATAAAAGATATCTTAAAAACCTTACTTGCTAGTTATTCTTTTTCTTTATATTTTTAAGTATACACTATAACATCTGGAATTTTTGAACTTTATCGTCAAACTTTATAACAACTTTATAACAATTTTTATATATCTGGATTATAACGATTTGTTATAAATATAATGTGTGTTAATATATAATGTTATAATTTGAGTGCTGCCCCTAGGTTGCCCCCACCCCCCACTGCGCCTAGGGGTTAGCATATTTTATGGTATAATCAAATATTATGTGCGTATCTACAATTGAAAAATATGGCGCAACACCAGCCAACATACAGTGGACAGTAGTCCGTGGAGATAGTGCAACCCTAAAGGTAGAGTTTTTTGAAGATGATGAGGTCACAGCCTACGACACATCAGACTGGACATATAGCGCTACATCTTATGATTCCAATGGAGATGTTTTAGATGAACTTATTACTACCGCCGAAGATGGGTATGTTGAAATTTTTGCTCCAGCAAGTATTACTGAAAATTGGGGTGGTACTAAATACCGCTCAATCGTAGCCGAACTACAATTTGATTTACAAGTAGTAATTGAAGGCGGTAGCGGTCAAGATGCAGACACCGTATGGACTCCAGTAATTGGAACCATATGCGTACTAGGTGATATAACTCCAGGTCTATAATGCCAATAGTAAAAATATCAGCGAAAAAAGATAACCTTCCACCAATTATTAAAATTGGTAAAAAAGTATTTAAAGTAAAGAAATAACTCTGCCATGGCTAAAAGCATGGACTTCCCAGACGTTTCAAAAAAGAAAAAATACTCTGAAGCAGTACAAGGCACCCAAGAATTAAATACACAGTATATTGCTGTTCCTGGAATCCAAGGTGAAAAAGGTGAAACTGGACCAAAGGGTGAAAAAGGTGATCAAGGTATACAAGGTTTAAAAGGAGAAAAAGGGGATAGAGGTCACGAAGGTCCACAAGGACAGCGAGGAGAGCCAGGTAAGGGCGGAGAAGGCTATGACAGCGTATCTGGTCAATATCCAGGATGGGCATATTATAGTAATAAAAATTTAAGTGAAGTTAGGCTTGGTCCAGAAAGAGGGGATGACGGATGGGTATCTATAAATTTTATGAAAGACGAAAAAACATCTAATGAGATCTATATGCCAATCGGTGCAAATACTTTATGGAATAATGAATCAAAAAATTTTAACTTTAAAGCCTTAAAAATTGGGGCAAAGGTAGATGTAAGATATGACTTTACCATAACTACCTACATGAATAATACAGAGGTTTGGGCTAGACTATTTGTTCCAGATTATAGCAAATCTCCAATAGGATACGTTTCAACCTTAAAATATCAATACTCATACGACATGTCCTATAATCAAACCATATATCTAGATGCTCAAAGAATTAAAACACTAGGTGGGGCAATTCAATTCAGGGCAGATAATGAAAGTAATATAGTTCTAAATGGTATCTATATTGCTGTTTGTTAATGGTATAATGGATCAGGAGGACTAATGGCATTTCCAGGCACATATAATTTTAACTATTACCGTGGCGACACATCTCAATTTGTGATTCGTCCTAAGACAGCAAATGGCGGAACATTCGATTTAACAGGTTATAGCGCTGCCTTTACAATTGCAAATCAGTCAGGACCAAGCGGAACTCAAACCGCCGCAGTTACAGTTGTAAACGCAACAACAGATATCGTAACATGCACAATTACTCCAGCAATTGGAAGAACACTTTCAGCAGGCACTTATGTATATGACGTTCAAATTACAGATGGAACACAAATTTTTACACTACTGGCTGGATCAATTACAGTAACAAATGATATTACAGGTGCAGTTTAATGCCTGATGTTTTATTAGATAATGATGACATTACGGTTCTTGGCCCCCCAGAAATTGTAGAGTTGTTAGTAGATGTTGGTGCTACCGGAACTCGTGGTAGTCAAGTCTTTGTTGGAGTAGGTGATCCAAATACAGAAGGAGTTGGTCAAACCCCACTTCTTAACGATCTATATATTAATATCTCTCCAGGTGCAGATTATGGATATCTATATCAATACGTATCTCAACCTGGAGCAAATATTTGGATTGAGGTGCTAGAATTAAATCCAACAATTTATTCAGTTAATCACACAACAACTTATGTTAACGGAATTGCACAGATTGTGATTCCTATTTCAAATATTACCTCTGAAACATCTTTAACTGCTAGCAACTTTAGTGTTCAGTTTAGCATTGTCAATGATAATCCAGTTGCAGCCTCTATGAGCATACCCGCACTTTCTGGAGGCAATACTAATTTAGTTATAAACTTTAAAGCAGTTGAGCATAGAACAAATGTAGATTCTGGCCCATATGGAGATTGGGCTGTTCTAGAAGGAGAAGTAACAACACACTTATTTGTAACAATTGTAGCAGTGGATGAGGAGTCTTAGTACATATCTTTATGATATAATTCTAATGAGGTGATATATGGCAGCAGAATCAATAGGTGCATTAGTACCAACTAAAATTCCAGGATTATCAGATCCTGCCGATATACAAGCAGCATTACGTCTATATCACTACGGAGACTATTCCTATAATACTGCAAATGCATCTACTGGATCTTTAGTAAATCCATCTATTGCTTATACAATTAATGATTTACAAAGTCAAATAACTGCAATTGACATTGGTTCAACTTTAAAAAATACAGATTTTGCTGCTAAAGGTGATTTACTTTCTGCTTCAGCAAATGACACGTTATCTGTTTTATCTGTTGGAAGTAATGGAACAGTTTTAACTGCTAACTCTGCAGCGGCATCAGGTTTAGCCTGGACAACACCAGAAGTTACACTTATCAATAGCGCAACATTAACCAATAAAACATTAACTGCTCCAGTTATAAATCTTGCAATCAATGCCCAAACAGTTGCTTACGAACTTGTTCTTTCTGATAATGGAAAAATGGTTGAAGTATCAAGTTCTTCTGCAGTTACCTTATCAATTCCAACAAACGCCAATCAAACATTTGCAACAGGTGCACAAATTACAATTTTACAAACAGGTACAGGACAGGTAACAATTGCAGCAACTACTCCAGGAACTACAACTGTAAATGGATCTCCAGGGTTAAAATTAAGAGCACAATGGTCATCTGCCGTATGTATTAAACGTGCTACCGACTCTTGGGTTGTTCTTGGAGACTTAGTTGCATAATGCCAAGACTAGGACCCGTATCATCTTCTGCTGGTCGTAAACCAGGAACACCAATAATTGGAACCGCAACTGCGGGTGAACTTCAAGCAACTGTAACATTTACACCACCAAGTTATTTGGGTAAGCCAAGTTCTTCTTTAACATATACCGTCGTTTCATCCCCTGGTTCAATTTCTAATACTGGATCTGAATCACCAATTGTTGTTACTGGATTGTCTAGTGGTACTTCTTATACTTTTACAGTTAAATTAAATAATACTATTTTAGATTCCGATTTTTCAGAAGCAAGCAACTCTGTTTCTCCAGTATCAGCAGGTCCTTTCTTCCCATTCTTCCCACCATTCTTTCCATTCTTCCCACCGTTCTTCCCGTTCTTCCCACCATTCTTCCCGTTCTTCCCGTTCTTCCCACCATTCTTCCCACCATCATTTGAATCTAATAAAATTTGTACCGCTCAAAATGTTACAAATGGCTTATGCGGACCAAGTGGATGTTGCGGTGGATTATCTGGAAGCAATTGCGGAACATACACTTGTTCTTGATAAATAAGATATACTTTATATAAAGGAGAAAACACATGGTTACAGACGCTTTAGTTGAATACTTCTATAGTCCAGAAATTCCAGGCACGCCAATTGCACTTGTTATTGATGGAGATGTTTTATATACAGCGCCAGTTTGGGCTACATTTGGGCAAGTTTTATTAAATGCTACAGGATTTAGAGATGTTTCATCTACGTATCCTGAACATATTGGCATGACTATAGAAATATTGTCTAATGAAGAAGTAGTAGAAACTTGGCAAACCACAGAATATGTAGGTTCAATTCTTCTTTCAGAGCCATTGATATTAGATATATCTAAATATGAAAATGGAGAATATGTAGAAGATTTAAAGGCTAGTTTTGACGGTATAAAGTTTATTATTAAGACAGCAGAATAATATGAGCAAGTGGTCGGAATATAAAAAAAAGAATGGCGCTACTCCATTAGATTTATTAAATCCAAACACTAAATATGTTAGTGAAGAAGAATCAAATTCAAGAATTAATATATGCAATTCATGTCCGCAATTAATTCAACTAACAAAACAATGTAAAAAATGTGGTTGCTTTATGCAATTAAAAACAAAAATTGAAGCATCTAGGTGCCCAATAGGAAAATGGTAAATGCTATATAAATTAAATAAACCCCCAAAGATACACTCTAAGGGGGTATTTTTTTATTTAATTTTTAGGACTTACAAGGATACTTGCTGTACCATTCTTGGTACCGTGGTCCGTTCACAGAACTCCATGCTGACCAATCTTTACCACCTTTAGTCATGTGAAATGTAATTTTTGAATTAGTAACTGGGTTAAACAACTCAACGTTAGAATCAAGATCAAATTTTTCTCTTCGATCAGGACCCAGTTCTCCCATCATATTTATTTGAAATACCCCATAGGAACTATCACCAGTTTCTGCATTGCCATTAAAAGCAAAAGGTCTTCCATTAGATTCAGCCTTTGCAATTGCACATGCTGACCTTAATGCATTACCTTTAAAACCTATAGCCTTTAATAGATCCACTAACTGCCCATCAGTTAATTTGTGAGCATTTTCATATTTTTTTAATATTTTATCCTTAGAAACCAGAAAAGCCCCTTGAGGGGCTGAAACGATTTCAACGGGTAGTTTAGTCAATAAATTATTATCTAAAGCATTAGCAGAGTTGCTAAAAGGAGCAACCAAACCAACAATAGACAGTAACCCCAACCAAACTTTTTTTTCAGTGTTTCTCATTGACGTACCTCCTAGAAACAAAAACTACCTTTCGGTAGTATATTAATTATAACATGATTTAGGGATTAAAGTCAACTTTATTAATATACCCGCACATTTATTAAAAATATTGCTTTAGGAAGTGGTATAATAATAAGATTATGGCTACTGGTGCAACCGCAAATTATGATATTCCGTTTCCGCTGTCTAGCGATCCAGTAAACATTCATGAAGATTTACAAGACCTAGCGGAACAAATTGAATTAATCCTTCCTGATCTTGTAAATCATACAATAGAAGTTAGAAATGTAAGTGGTGCAAGTATTGCAAAAGCAACACCAGTTTTTGTTACTGGATTTAATACAAAAACAACAATAGAAAAATGTGACTCTGATAACATTGCTACATTTCCAGTATTAGGACTAACAAGTTCTGCAATTGGAAATAATACGGATGGCGTTGTTACTATTTCTGGTGTAATTCTTGATGCAAATACAAATTCATTTACTGCTGGCAATGTTCTTTATGTGGCAGATGGTGGAGGATTAACAGCAACACAACCAGCAACTGGTTCTGGAGCAGTAGCAATAGTCGGAAAGGCTAATGCAACTACTGGAATATTAATTGTTGGTCAGCCAAAAGGCAACGGTAGTTGGGGATCATTGAAAGCAGGATTATCATAATGGCAACACTTAGATCTTCACAACAAGATTCTTATTCAATTGGCTCTGCACCACCTACAGTTAATTGGACAATTGTAAAAGGCGACACAGCAGCATTTAGAGTATATGTAACAGATGATAATAAAGATCCACTGGTCATTGATGACTGGACAATTGAAATGGAAATTAAAAGACCAACAGTTGCAGGAAATTTAAATGATGCAGATCCAGCAGGAGTCTTAATTCTTACTCCTATTGCTACAGCAGAAGATGGTGATGGAGAATTCACAGTATCTTTAACATCTGCCCAATCAAAAAGTTTAAACACTGGAGATATTTTTGATATTGAATTAAGCGATGGCAGCAGGGTATGGACAGTTGCTCGTGGCATATTAACAGTTATTGAAGATATTACAAACAGCGATGAGTCGTAATGGCTTATGCAACAATCATAGATCTATCTGAAAAAAAATCAGAAAAAATTTCTAGGATAGATTATCCTCAAAGCAATATAAAAGGTTTTGTCAGGATTACAAAGATACAAGAAGTTTTACCTTTTAAAATAAAATTTACAAATATTGGAATACCTCCAGCAAACGCAGGTGTTCCTGGAATTGGGCTTCAAATAATCGGAATTAATAACTATATTCTTTAATAATGTGATATAATTTCCGTATGGCCCGAACATCACTCTCAGCAGTCAAAGCACTATTTCAAACTGGGGACAGACCCACAGAGTTAAACTATATTGATTTAATTGACACCGCAGCAGCCCAAGCAACAGACTTAGGCAGTAATGGAAATAATGAATCAACAATAACTGGTATTGAAAACTCAACAGTATTCGACAACTTTTTAGCAAGCGAATTTAGATCAATGAGATATGTAATCTCAATTAAAAAGACTTCTGGCGGCGCAAATAAATTTTACGCCACAGAGATGAATATTCTTGTAGATGGAACAGATGTTTCAGTTACAGAATATGCAACGATAGACAACGATGGGAATATTGGCACCATCTCTGTTTCACGGGCTGGAGATACAGTTTCACTAACTGTTATTCCAGTGGGAGGACAAACCCCTATAACTCTACGCTA